AATACAGAGCACAAGATAGAAATATGGTGCCTGGTTTTTCAACCACACAAAAAACTCGTCCATTAGTGATAGCAAAAATGGAAGAATATACAAGAGAAAAATTAGTGAAGATTCATTCAAATCGATTAATTGATGAATTGTTTGTATTTATATACAAGAGTGGAGTTTCACAATCAAAAGCAGAAGCAATGCAAGGTTATAACGATGACTTGGTTATGTCGTATTCAATAGCCCTTTGGGTTAGAGATACAGCGTTAAGATTACAAAAAGATAAAAATGACCAACAATGGGCAACAATGAACTCAATGTTGAAGTCAAATGGAAATCAATCTGAACACGCTGCAGGTTTCGGAGTAGGTTCTGTTGGAAATCAAAAGAATCCATATGAAATGGATATAGGAACTGGTGAAAAAGAAGATTTAACTTGGTTAATTAAATAAGAGGTAAAAAATGGCAGACGAAAATATATTAACGAGATTAGGAAAATTATTTCAAAATCAAATCGTAGTTAGAAAAACAGACGATGGACAAGTAAAAGTCAAAGATGTCGAGTTTTCTCAAACTGCATTAACATCTAATTTTATTGATAGATACAATAGAATTAATTCAAGTGGATATGGTGGTTCATCATATCAAGCTAAACAAAATGCTAATGCATATGATGTGGCTCGTAAAGAATTATTTAGAGATTATGAATTAATGGACGCCGACCCAATCATCTCATCAGCATTAGACATCTATTGTGATGAATCTACGGTTGATAATATTGAAAACAGAATTTTAAAAATTAAAACCGACAATCCAAAAGTCCATAAAATTTTACATAACTTATTTTATGATATAATGAACATAGAATTTAACCTTTGGAGTTATATTAGAAATATGACTAAATATGGTGATTTTTATTTACATTTAGATATATTGGATAAACATGGAGTTGTTAATGTAAAACCTCTTTCAGTATATGAAGTGAATAGATTAGAAGGACATGACCCAAGTAATCCTAAATTAGTCCAATTTGAAGTTCAACAATATTCAGAAACAAGACGTAGTTCAAAACCAAATGATATTCACGAAAATTATGAAGTAGCTCACTTCAGAAATATGGCAGATACAAATTATTTACCTTATGGTAAGTCAATGTTAGAGGGTGCAAGAAGAGTATTTAAACAATTAACTCTTATGGAAGATGCTATGTTGATTCATAGAATGATGAGAGCACCAGAGAAAAGAATATTCAAAGTAGATATTGGAAACATACCACCAAATGAAGTGGATAATTTTATGCAACAAATCATTGGTAAGATGAAAAAAACACCTGTGATGAATGCAAATGGTGAATATAATTTAAAATACAATATGGAATCCATTACAGAGGATTATTACTTACCTGTTCGTGGTGGTGATAGTGGAACGAATATAGATACTTTACCTGGTTTGGGTAATGATGGTGCGATTGAAGATGTGGAATACTTGAGAAATAAAATGATGGCGGCGTTGAAAATACCGAAAGCGTTTCTTGGGTATGATGAGAATGTAGGTTCAAAGGCTACATTGGCTGCAGAAGATGTGAGATTTGCAAGAACGATTGAAAGATTACAAAAAATCATTGTAGCAGAATTAGAAAAGATTGCTATTGTTCATTTATACACACAAGGGTTTGATGATGCGGAATTGATTAATTTTGAATTAGAATTAACAAATCCATCAATGATACATCAACAAGAAAAATTAGAATTATTAACACAGAAAAAAGAAATTGCTAATGACTTGATTGAAAACAAATTATTTTCAAGACAATGGATATATGATAATATCTTTGAATTAAACGACCAAGAAAAAGTGGATGTTTTCGATGGTGTTATTGAAGATAGAAAACAAGCATTTAGGATGGAACAGATTGAAACTGAGGGAACAGACCCAGCAGAAGAAGGAACAGAACCAACAGATGAGTTTGAAGAACAAAGTGGTGAACATGGTGGTGATAGAAGAAGTGGAACTGGTAAGAAAGAATTTGGTAATGAATACTCAGCCAAAGATATAAAAGATGCAACAAAGTACGAAAGAGAACGATATGGTAAACGAGAGTTCAAAGGTGGTTCTCCACTAGCTACTTCAAAAGGTGCTACAATTGTTGCAAGAGAGGGTTTGCTAAATCAATTACAAAATAAGTTTGGAAAAGATTTAGATAAATCAATGTTAAATGAAGAAATTATTTTAGATGAAGAAGAATAAAATTGGGTTATTTAGTAAAAACATTATATTTATATATGAATAATTACATAAATAGTATCCAAACAAAATGGGGACTCAAACATGCGTAAAGTTAAACATAACAAAATCCGCAACACTGGTCTATTGTTTGAATTTTTACTTAGGCAAATCACGTCTGACGTATTAAATAAAGACAATGGACAAGCGGTTAAGATTGTTAAAGAAAAATTTAATGAAAACACAGAGTTAGGTAAAGAACTTGCTCTATACAATATTTTAATCACAAAGAAATTCAAATCAGATTCAAAAGCTGATTACTTCATTAATGAAGTTATGAAAGCCAGAAGTGATTTAAACAATTCAGTTTTAAGAAGAGAAAGATATAATTTAATAAAAGAAATTCAATCGAATTATAATTTACAAAAATTTATGTCTTCAAAAGTTCCGAACTACAAGATTTTTGCTTCTATTTATAAATTATTCGAATACAAAACTTTATCACCTGCTGAAAAAACTGAGTCCTTTTTCAACATAGTGGAACACGTTACAACGGAGGATAATAATATAAGATTATCTGAAACTGTGAAAACACTTCCAGATGATGAAGATTTAAGAATACTTACTTATAAAACTCTTTTAGAGAAATTCAATCAAAAATATACAAAATTAAGTGGAGCTCAAAAGAATCTACTTCGTGAGTACATTAACAATGTATCGAATACAAATTCATTAAAAGATACTTTGAAAGAAATTATAAGTGGATTAAAAAAAGATTTAAAACAACATTCTAAAAATTTACAAGATGACGTAGTGAAAATAAAAATGACAGAAGCTTTAAAATCAATAAATGAATTTTGTGGATTGAATGATAAGTCTAATGTTGTTAAAGATGAATACGTTATTCAAACAATGAGATACTTAGAATTATTAAAAGAGTTGAAGAAAAGTGGAAATAAAAACAAGAAAGTTATTTAAAGAGTTAGTTAAAAAACTAACTATGGAACTCTTAGATGAAGAATCTTTAGAGGAAATAACAACTACTGCTAATGTAGATGGATATTCAACACCTTTTGCTTTTAGTTCAAAGGAAGATGAAAAAAAGAAAAAGAAAAGATTAACAAAAAGTACAGGTTATAAATTTGTAACAGAAGCTCTTGATGATAAAGATTTAAAACAAATTAATAAATTAATAAGAGATGTTGTAGGTGATATAATAAGAGATATATGGTTAAAAAGAAATGCTTGGAAATAGGAGATAATAAATGCCAAAAGATGACGCTTTCGGAGGAACATACACTACAAACACATTGACATCAGGATATGGAACTGGTTTAACTGATAGACAAACACTAAGTAGAGCTTGGGTGTTGAAACCAGTTGTTTATAGTACTGAATCAGTAACTGCTGGTAATGGTAGTGGAAATGCCACTGCTTTATCTCCAACAACCACAGTATCTCTTGTAGCTACAAAAGCTAGTGCAACACATGTAACATTAGGTAAGGGAGTTGAAGGACAATTGAAAATAATTATACATAAAACAAGAGCAGGTAGTAATAATTTAGTAATTACACCTGAGGATGGAATTGGTGGTTCTTCTATTTTTGGGGCTGGTTCAACATTAACTTCAAACTTAGAAAGTAGAGCTGTTCAATTATTATTCGATGGTTCAAATTGGCAAGTAGTCGCTGGTGAAATAACAGGTGACGCTGAAATGGTAATAGGATAATGGCTATAAAACAAACATTAACATCAGGATATGGTGAGGGTTTAACAGCAAAACAGAAAAAAGCTTTAAGTTTTGTAGTACATCCAAGTATTTCTGATTCACAAGATGGAAGTGGTAGTGCAGGTGATGATATAGAGAGTGTTTCAGGAGGTGCTGATGTTAATAACGCTACACCTTTATCTTTAGATGTTACAACATCATTATGTGTTAGTTCTGGTGCAGGTGGTCATGTATCACTCGCTAATGGAGTGTTGGGACAAGTGAAAAGAATAATACATTCTGTTAGAGTTGGTAATGAGGATTTAGTAATCACACCAGACAATCTCGCAACTTTAAAAACAGACGGAAGTGAAGGAACAAACATAACATCAGATACTCAAAAAAGAAGCGTAACTTTATTATATGATGGTGACAATTGGCAAGTAATAGCAGGTAATATAACAGGAACAGCAGAATTTGTAATTGGATAATAGGAGATAAAAATGTCAAAACAAGTAATAGTAGATTATATACCATTTGAGGTTTCACCTCAACAAATCAATGAATCTATGAAAAACAATAATGGTAGATTGGTTGTTAAAGGTGTATTGCAAAGAGCAGAAGCAAAGAATCAAAACGGAAGAGTTTATCCAAAAGAAACTTTGATGAGAGAGGCTGAAAAATATTCATCAGTTCAAATCAAGGAAAGAAGAGCATTGGGTGAATTAGACCATCCAGATTCATCTGTTGTTAACTTGAACAATGTATCTCATAATGTATTGGAAATGCATTGGAAAGACAATGACTTGGTTGGAACGGTTGAAGTATTGGGTACACCAGCTGGAAACATCTTAAAAGAATTATTTAAATCAGGTATTAAACTTGGTATATCATCAAGAGGATTAGGTTCTGTTAAAGAAATGAATGAAAATGACACAGTTGAGGTTCAACCAGACTTTGAATTAATTGCATTTGACTTTGTATCCAATCCATCCACACATGGAGCATTTCTATCACCAACAAATGAAGGTAAATTAAATGAAGGTGTTGGAACAAGAGATGGTGTGTGTTGTCACGATTGTAAAATTGAAAACATAATCAACGATATATTCAGAGGAGAATAAAATGGATTATAAATCTTTAATGGGATATGGTGATAAAAAGAAACAAAAATCAAAAACAAAAAAAAATAAAATTGTTGAAAATATAAAATCAGAATTAAACGAATGGTCGGATACAACATTCACAGATATGCCCAAAAGATGGAGTGGTGCTATAGATAAAGGACTTACCCCATATGAAAAACTTAATGAAGTAGGTGCAGCTCCTCAATATAAAAAATTTGTAAAATCAATTGATAAACAAAGAGATAAAGTTGGAAGAGAAACTTTAAAATTTGTTGATTTGTTAAGAAAAAAAGGATTAACTGACGCAGCTGATAATTTGTTAGATAGTTACAAAAACAATGTTGTTAAGTTTGGTATAGATATTAAAAAAATTATGAGAGATATTATATAATGCCAGCCCAATCAAAATCACAACAAAGGTTTTTTGGAGTTGTGAAAGCGATGCAAAAAGGTGACATTCCTAAAAAAGGAAGAGCTGGTAAGATTGCTAAACAAATGAGTAAAAAAGATGTTGATGATTTTGCTTCAACGAAACACAAAGGGAAACCAGAAAAAGTGAAACGAGAACAAAGAGTTAGAAACTTGATTAAGAAAATGGTTCGTGAAGAATTAGCTAAGATGAATGAAGGAACTTGTGGATATGGTGAAAACGGACAACTTGGTGAAGAACCTGCAGGCCCTCATTTGATTAAAAAGAAAAAAATGAAAGAAGAAGTAGAACCAATAGGTGGTATGGCAAAAATTGCAAAGATTGTAAAAGATAAACAACATGCAAAAGTTGGAGGACAAACAGTAGATATGCAATCAGCAAATCTATTAATGAAGTTATACAATGCCGTCAAAGATAAAGACAAAGAAAAAATGAACAAAATGAGTGAGAAAAAATTAATTATGGTATTGGGTAAACTTTGGTCAAGAGTAAAGTTAAAATTACCAACTTAGGGACTATGATGAAACTACAAG